TATCATCTCTATGAGGTCCTATTGAAGTAATCCCGGATAACATATCAATTTTTCTTGATTCTTTTAATTTTTCCTCTAAATTATCTTGAAAATTTGAAATATATTTTATTTTTATATTTTCTTTGCCGTCAGAAAGACCTAAATAAATATCCGGTACATATTTTTCTAAAATACTTATATATTTTTTTCGGTATTTAATTATTTTTTCGCCTAAGTTTGAAATTTCTTCTTCAAATACATCAAGCATTACCGATAATGTACTGTCAAATTTATAATCTTTAATAATCATTACAAATTAGCTTCCACCATTTAATATATAATACAAACTATTTTTAAAATAATTCACTCACACTTCGACCACCCGCAAGAATTGCATGTTTTACAGCCACCAGTATGGTCTAGTGCATGTCCACATTCTGGACACGTCTCTCCAACGAGTATTGGAACTGGGTTGTTGCCCTTGTCGACCACTGTTGCTTTTTGAATAAATTTATCATTAGTTCTAATATAAGATTGCTTTAGACATTTAGAAATAATATCAGGACAAGAAGTTCCATCAATCTGATTTCCTTTAGCTCTAGCGAAAGCACAAGATTGACAATGAATTCCCTTCAATTGATCAATCACTTCTTCCACTTTAACTCCTGCTCGTAAAGCCAGAGACGCCATTCTGGTCTGTCCATTAAGGTTCGCTTTACATGTACCATTCTTTGAAGAATTCGTAAAAATTTCAACAATATTTCCTTCTTCATCTTTGTTCACAGTTATATAAAGTGTTCCACATGCAGTCTTATGTTTATAAGTTTCTCCAATGAGAACATCGCCAAGATCATCTCTTGTAATCGGCATAATATTATCAAGCTTGAAACAGCATTCTTGAGTTTCCTCAGGTTCTGTTTTAGGTGCTTCTACTGTAAGAATTCCTTCTCGAGCACATCCTGAACGATAAACAGTAATTCCTTTACATCCAGACTTCCAAGCTTCCATATAAACTTTAGCTACATCTTCTTCAGTAGCTTCATTTGGAAGATTAGTTGTAGAAGAAATAGAAGCATCTATCCATTTTTGCAAAGTAGATTGAACTTTTACTCTATTTTCTGGTGTAATATCTTTACTTTCTACAAAATATTCTGGAAGTTTTGTTTCTCCAGGATGTTCATTTAACCAGTCTTGAGCAATTTTAGTGTATACATCATAGAAAGTTTCCTTTCCATCCAAAGACAAAGTCTTACGAGTATATTTCATTGCGAAAATTGGTTCTACACCGGTAGAACATTGAAGCATGGTACCAATTGATCCGGTAGGAGCACAAGTAAGAAGTTGACTATTATAAAGTCCGTACTCTCTAATTTGAGTTAGAATCATAGTAGGAAGATGTAGAGCTTTAATAAATGGAGAATCCACAAGAAGTTCTTTATTACACTTTGGATAGCATCCGTGAAGTTTTGCAAGTTCCAAAGAAGCTTCTACTGCAGCTTTAGCCATAGTTTTGTAGATCTCATCAATTATAATTAAACTCGTAGGACTACCATAAGTTTCTCCAAGTTTAATTAGCGCGTCTGCCAATCCCATTGTTCCAAGTCCAATTTGTCTCCAATCATAGACAGAATCACGTTGCTCTTGAAGTGGATGTAATTTCATACCTTCCATCAAGACTTGATTCAAAGCAGTAATAGCAATTACAGTATCATTTTCTAAAGCATCATAATCAAATACATAGTCAGATACATATTCACTTAAATTGATACTACCTAGTAAACAAGATCCTCCTGCTGGTAATGGCTCTTCCTTTTTGTTATCATATTGGCTTTTTATCCAATATATCAGGAGATTTCTCTCATACTCTAATATTACCATATAGAGATACGTCTGTCAGTTCAGACCTGTTCGGCATATATTTTTGATAATTCTTTAACAAATTTTTTACGACTAGTAAATCCAAAAGAACGCATAATAGATCTAGCATCTTTAAGATTTGTAATTTCAGATAATTCTTTAAAAATATCAGATAGATTATTATAAGAAATATTAGTTAATAACGTAGTTGACTTTATCCAATCATATACTTTACTTTTAATTTCTTCATCAATCTTTTGATATTTTATTTGTAATTGTTTTTTAGCTTTATCTGAAGCATTTTTTGCAATAACTAGTCGATCTGCATCTTTGCATTCTTTAGAACAATATTTAGGAGCGCGCCTAAAATCCATGGGTCTATATTTAATTTCTGAATTACACACAATACACTGTGCAATTTTAAAATTATTTAAAGCCTTTTGTTTACAAGTTTCAGTTCCTTTTCTTAATCCTTCTAACATTCTTTCTGCAATTTCAGGATTTTTCCATTTTAATTTAGAACTCTCTCCAATTTTAATTTTAGTAGATTGAGAATTTACTCCTCCGCCTAATTGTCCACCTGCTTTAAGATTATACCCTAATTCATTAGATTTATAATAAGAGATCCAATATTGTTCTCTCAAATCCAATTCTTCTTTTGTCTGACAATTTTCAATAACTTCCCAAACAAAAGAATCTTCTGAATATTTTAATAAAGCATTATGAAAATAAACATTTTTCTTTTTACTACATCTGGCATCTCGATAATGTCCAGATTTTCTGTGTTCTAAAGAATTTATACTTTGTCCAATATAAATTTTTTGATTTACTAAATTTGTTACTTTATAAATTATCATCGCGTACTCTTGGATAAATTATATTTATTCATTATCTATGCTCTACACTATTTAATGACCTTTCGAAATTCATTAAATTAGCACGGTATTAGCTTATTATCTATGTAATTATACGATTTTTAACCATTTTTATGAAATGGTTAATGTAATCTATATAAATAACTTAGCTTTCACCGTTTTTACGCGATTTTTTACATGAGCCCAAGAATCAAGCACATGGGTTAGTTCCAGCATATTCAAAATCAGGATCGTTTGCTACAATATTATAGTTACTGATTCGATCCCAATAGAGAATTCCTGGTTCTGCATAGTTCCAGTTATTCTTTACAAGTTTGTTAAATAAATCATGAGCTTTAACTCGTTTTACATATCCGATAGTTTTACCATCAGATGTAACTGTAGACAATTTATTATATTCAAACTTATCAGGATATCGAATAACAGCCAAAGCTGTACTATCGACTAAATCATTCCCTTCACACGGCCAACGCAGAACATAGTCTTTATCCTCTTCCACAGCTTTCATGAATTCATCATTCATTCGAACTGAAATATTAGCAAAGTTTACTCTGCTAAGATCCGTTTTACAGTCAATGAATTCTTCCACATCAGGATGATTAATGTCCATAGAAATCATCAATGCACCTCGTCTACCATTCTGAGCAATAGTACCGGTTACAGTAGAAAGAATATCCATAAAGGATACAGCACCCGAAGATTCCTTAGCAGCATTGTGAGTTTCAGCTCCTCTAGGTCTTAGTTTTGAAAGATCAGTGCCACAACCTCCACCATATGAGAAGGTTCTAGCTAATTTACTAGCACATTCGAAGATTGATTCGAGATTATCTTCTGGTGGAGCAATGACATAACAGTTACTATAAGTTACGCTTCTGTCTTTGATTCCTCTATTAGCAAGAATTCGCCCACCGAATATAAATTTCTTTTGAAGAATAAGATTTTTAACATCCAAATTTCCTCCAGAAACTCGATTTACCCATTCGTCAAATGTTTCAGTTCCGTTTCTATATTTTTTATTCCAAATATTAATGGACAGTTCGTTGTCCAATAACCATTTATTTTCTGTCATTCTTTTAAAGTCTTCACAATAGTCTTTAAATTATCTATTGACATCACATTAGACTCTGTAGAATCCACAATATCAACTAACTCGTGTAAGTTAATATCATATCCGGTACAAAGTGTAACTAATTCGCAAGAAATAGTTTCTAGTGTTCCGTCAGGCATTAAGATTTTCATAGTCTTAACATTTCATTTACTAACATTGTTTTTTCATATCGATTTACGAGATCTTTTTCATCATCGTAAATTTGCTCAGCAAATGATTTGTATAAAGTTCCATAAGTTACCTTATCTTCATCTGAATAGAATTCAGATTCTTTATCCAAAATCACATCGGAATATGTTTTAATTGGCATAGAGTTAGCGAGCTTAACTTTACCAATATCTTCTACATAAAAATCCTTTGTCAATGAAAAATCAACCCAGTCGCCGAGATATTTTGTCATCACAGCTTTGTCCAAAGAAGCACGACAAATTCCTTTTAGCATCGCTTCACAGTTATCGTCGTTACCTTTAGCAATTAGAGGCATAAGTTTAGTATAATCGAGTGGTGTAGAAACATCAATCTTTTGTACTTCACAATATCCTCTACCAAATTGATGAAAACGCATGGAAGGATCTACAACTCCAGTATAGAATTTAGCAACAGGAACTTTAGTATCCAATGCATATGCGAAACAAACTGTTCTGTGATATACTACATTATCAACAGTAAACGAGTCTGGAAGAATAGCAGTAATTAATACCTTATTATATACGATATCAGAATTACCACCAGTAGTAGAAACCTGATCAGCAGGCTTTACTTGACAAATAAATCGATTAGTCATAGGAGACAATCTCTCCACAAAAGGACTAATATAGTCTTTTGCAGAGAGATATTGTCTATTCTTAATGAGAGTTGCTTTACCCTCAAGAACCGTCTTTAAATCCTCAACCATTAATGTGCAAATTGAACTAATGCTGCGATGAACACAGCGATTACATTCAAATCTATGAACCATTCAATGGCACGGAAAAGATAATATTTCCAAGACTTTATAGTCTCAATCTCTTCAAGTTCAGCAAGAAGAGTTTTCTTATATTGATCCTTACTATAAGTAGCATTGACTCCAAGAGCAGTCAAAGTCATAAACAAAAGTCCGACAATAAAAATATAATAAATCATATAAATTAATTTTCAGCGTTAATACCTACTGCAATGTATGTTCCCATCTTAGCACTCTTAGACGGAGTATAAATACAAAATGCAGCAATTGGAGCAATATCTGGAACTTTCACAGCAAGAATAGAATAATTCTTGTGTGTCTCAGTAGTGAGTTCTTTTACTTTAGAGAGTGCTGCGGCTTTACTATCACATTGAGCGACGATCAAGCCTGGTTTAGCAACATTAATAGTAACAGATTCACCAGTAACTTCCATTTCACCATCATAGTCCGGCGTAAATTCAGGAAGACTTTCAACAGAAAGTTCATCTTCGCGAACGAAATATACAAGATCCCACTCACGAGTACCTTCAGTTTTGTTGTTAACAATCGTATAAGGTCTACGACGTTTATCAGGAATAGCAGTATCCAATGCAATATGGATTCCATATCCTGGTTTGTTTTTAGTTTTCTCTTCGAGTTGTTGCGTCACAAAACGCATAAACTCTTGAGTACCTGGAATTGGGCGTCCCGCTTTATTCCAGGCCTGAGTAGCATTAGCTCCTGGTACTATGGGGTCATTAGGATTAAATTGTAAATCCTTAAATGCCTCATCCTTAGTATAACCAGAGCATTCAACAATTTTAATTACATTTGCCATATCGAGTACAAAATTACTAAAAATTTTTGATATATGCAAGAAAAATCAATCATTTTTTAGATCAATCTTTCGGAACATATGCCAAACTAGCCCAAAGAGCCCATTAATAACTGAATCTATATACTCAAAGTCGAAGAACTCTTCACCCATTTCATGTCCAGTACCAAACTGTAACCAAGTTTCTTGCTTGGTTTCTTTGCATTCTGAGTCAACAAAGTACCAAGCACAAATTTGATCACCTTGTTGAGCAAGTTTAAGAAAATTACTTCTTACTGGAACTTCAATAGTGTTTACACTGTCTCCGAAATTAGCAGAACAAATAGGGTATTTATAAACAGTAATCATATACAATAAAAATAATAAGTATCTGGGAACATGTCCCGAACTTTATCTTCAGCCGCAATTTTAGAATTAGCGAATACTGAACCCGTATAAGTATACAGGCCAGTATCCAGCTCTTCTTGAGTCATATAAACGTGATATCGGTATTGTTTCATTACAAGCCGATTGTTTTAGACTTATTCAAATAATCTTTACTAGCATTAGGATCAAGCACCTGAGCGGCGACAGCCTCTGGATCCTTACCAAGAATGGTAACGCCAATAAATACTTCTTTCAACTGAGCAAATGACATTCCATCAGTTACTTCAACTAACTTGTCAATCAGTTCAGTATTAACTTTCTTCTTTTCAAAGAATTCTTTTCTAGTCTTCTCTGTAGGAGGTTCAACAACAAACCGCATATCAATACGAGATGGTCGAAGAAGTGCTGTAGAAAGACTGCTGGTATCATTCGAAGTCATGATAACCAAGTGATGGTCGATAGAAACCTTTCCGTCAAGGAGGTCCAGAAGAGGAGCATCGGTGCCCATCCCATCCACCAATTTATCAACGTCCTCGATGATAGTAATTACAGGTCTTTCGGGTTCAATTTTTCTTACAACACCTGAAAGATTATCATAAAGATTATCAAAATCTTTAAGACTATTAATAAGAAAAACGATTCCGTCATTTTCGAGAAGATCATTTACAAGTAATGCGATAGCAGCAGTTTTACCACAACCTGGACTTCCTTCAAGAAGAAGACCTCTCTTATGAACAATATTATATTGTTTATAGAGATCTTTCTTGCTCCAAAAGTCTTTAACTTCTTTCATAATTACTTCAGTAAAACTATCCGAAAAGTTATACAATTCATCAGTTTCAACTGTAGTAGGACGAAAATGAATTCCATCTCTATCCTCTTTAACTTTATAGATACCACTTGGAAGTTTCTCACAAGTTTGAAGATTCACGGCAGGAACATAATCCTTACCATAATCCATCCATAAAGAATAAAGTTTTTCTTTCTTTTTAGTTTGATTTTCTTCTACAATGTCCTCAATTGGAATTGTGGCTAAGTCCAAAATTGATAGTCCGTTGTCCATACTCTCTTCGTTTAAAATGGCATCCATTGTTCTATTAATTCTTTAATTCTACTTACAATTTCTTTGGCGTTCTTATATTCACCAGGATTTTTGATTTCTGTTACAGTACCAAACAATAAATCGTCTGCAACAATACTAAGTCCAATAACATAATCGCTATCAGCCCAGTCAATAGAATCCTTAAAAATCATATCCAATACTGCTTTCGCATTAGGATATTTTTCAGGATCTTTTTTATTCATTTTCTGAGTGAGAAAACAAATTAGAGTTAGTAGCTCCATTTTGTTATCAAAGCTCTGGAAAGTATTATTTCCAGAGCTAAAATAACGCGTATAGATACTCTTCTTTTCTAAATAAGAAGGTCCATTATTCGGGGTAATCATGATCGTATCCATAAGTTTCGTGATATGCAATTCTGCATATCAATTCTTTGAATTCATCTTTACCGGCATTAATGTAACCCTGAGAAATAGGGAAACATTCTGCACGATTCTCTCCTGTAGTTTCCATACAGAAGATATTGCACTTCATGGTATAGCCAGTAAGTCCGAGAACTTCATAGCAATACTTCTGAAGCATAAGACCGTAAATCATTTCATTCAACAGAATTCGCAACGTTCTGTCCGTTATTAACTGCTGTATGTTACCATACAGATTAGACTATATCATCTCCTTTCTCTTCCGAGTTAAGGAGGCCTCCATTTCCATCACCATTAGCTTGTGATGTACTCCCTGCCGGGATAGTCGTTGAACTTTCTCTTGTATATTTCAAAATTTGGTGCATATGATTAATCCATTCATTATATGGAAGATCCCATTTCATACGATTACATATTGAACAACAAGGAACACAATTTTCCAGTGTATATCCTTGATTAGGATCAATTCGATCAATACCGTTCATATAAAATGGTTCAGGATTTGTTTTTCGTCGATTATGATACTGATTATTAGAATTAGGTTCGGCACCACAATAATGACAATTTGAGTGAATTAAAGAAGTCCAATCATCTAAAGTTAATTTAAACTCCTTATATTTTCTTCCAGAATGTTGATTAAATCCCGTAATTTTACTTTTATATTCTCGATAAGATAATTCATCTAGAGAATACGTAATATGTTTAATGATGTTTTGCTGTCCAGAATTCGGAACTCGCTGCCCAACGTGTCCAGAACAATAAGAACAACCATCAGATACCCGCTTTCGAGCATTTGATATTCTAATAATTTGTTCTTTACCACACTTAGTGCAAACAGCTTTCCATTTTCCTTCTTGATGACCAACACATTCGATCAATTTATAACTACCAATAATATCCCCAGAATGATATTTATATTGATCAGAATGCACTGGTTTTTGCCAGCACTTCGCACATCCAGGAGTTTCTGCCTTTTCTCTACTTCTTAGAGTAGAAATTGGAACTTCATAGATATGCCCACATTTTAAACACTTACATTTTCGTGTTGTTTTATTTGGAATTTTTTCAATTATTTCCAAATCACCAATTATTTTACCCACCTCGTATTTACCAGATGGGACACAAGAGCTTAGCTGCTGATTTTCCTTCATAATTATTTAAATTTTTTTCAAATTTAATAGTTATATTTCAAATTAAACATTTGAAGCTAACAATTACTAAATTTTTAAAATTAATTCGAATTAAAAGGGTTTTCCAGCAATTAAAAGGCTTTTTCGATAAGAATTTCTTCTTAAAGGTTCATTTATTTAGTTTAAACAGCTGGCGATAATAGCAATGATGTTCAAAAGCACCATTATACCATTCACCTTCAATCAGTTTACCCATGAAACGATCGGATGGCATAGAAGTGGTCTTAAGGTCATTTAAATAAATGATCTTTTGTTCAGGATCAATCACTACACTATCCAATTTACCTTTAAATTTCAGAGGCACCATGGTACCATCTGGAAGAGTTACTTCCATATCAGTATAAAGTGCGATCTCATTTAAAAGTTGTTTTGGTTCAAAGTCATTATCCCTAAGGATATAACTGATAGACGGATGTCTGCGATATGCTGCGATGCAATTCTTTGCCGTCTGAAGCATTTTCTTTGGTAGGACGATTACTTCCTTAGTCGGATGCGTAAAATCGCCTCTAACGGAACGTAAATAGTAATCCAGACCTTCTCTGATAGCTTTCTTTCGAATACCTTCAGAGAATTTACCAACATAATAATCTGCATCGGCAGATGCTTGAAGCAATGCTTCTTGAATCTTCATACCTTTCTTGCGATTCTCGAGGACCTTGTCTACAAAGTCTCCTAACTTGCCAGATGGTTTACCTTCATAGTCGCTAAGAATAAATTCATCAGGTTGCAATAGAACCTCATGAACTGCAGAACCTAAAGCAAGAGAACCACTCTTGAATTTAGGTCTATTTTTATAAAGTTGTGGACTTCCAGGACCATATTCCTTACCGAAATCCTGATAAGGATTGATCAGTCCAATTCCAGAATTACTTAAGTAACCTGGTCGCTGGCGAAAATATACCTCATCGGGTATATCTTCGCCTTTGATGTTTAAAAATTTAATTTTGCATTTATCAGAATAACTCATCATATTTAGCTTCAATTTCTTTATAAGACAAATGATTAACTCTATAAAGAGTTTCGATATGTGCGTTATGTGGTCTAGTAATTAAAAGAGCGGGTACTCCAGATGCTAAACACTGCTGCACATTAAACCAAGAATCATCAACGATGACATCACAATGTCCTTTAATGATTCGTGCTTTGTTATCTGCCTGAGAATAGATTTGATAAATCGGTCTCACAGGTAGACCATACTTTTCGAGATTTGCAACACTATAACTCTTAGGATTGATTCGCTTAGTTGCATAGATATAAGGAATAAAATCCGGAGCTTCGAGCAACGGAAGATTACTCCAAAATTCTCTGTCATATTTGCAAGTTGCAACTTGCGCCGTAATGTCAGAATCTTTCATCTGACTTAGAGTACACTTGAATTTTGCTTCATGTGAACCCATCCAATCAAAAATAGTATCGTCAAAATCAAGTGCGATACGAAGCTTAGTCATCTTAAATACTTTTCTCATTTTACTATAATATTAAATTGGGGATTACTTAACATTTTGTCTAATTTGTTGTCAACAGACCGATCCCCGGTGTGTCTAATAACAACAACTTCATTTTCTGGAGGTACTAAATTACAATTCACAAAGCCATGATTAGTCTTAACTTCTTGAATTGCATCGAGTATCTGAGGTGTATTCGGTAGTTGAGAATAGGTTCCTACCAATTTCTCATATCTAAATTTGTCAAATCCATTACTCGGAGTAGTAGATTTATAAAACACATTAATATTTAGACATCCTTTTCTAGTAGATTTGCAAAACTTCTGTTTAGCAAAGAATCTATTTTGCATGTCCAAATATGATTCATCATCTGGATAATAATTAGAACTGAAGAAATGAGGTTCTCCATTAGCTTCACCGTAAAAATCCTGCTTAGGATCAATACAGTGAACTAGAAAATCAATACAATTTCCATCCACGTCAATTTCTGTTTCGATACTAACTATTTCAGAATCAGAGAAAAACACTGTCACACAGGCTTTTTCTAGAGCACTTGCTTTGCTATTCAAAAATTCCTGATATTCCAAATCTGCTTTGTCTTTAAGAACTCCAACAAGAGCATTTGGATTATATAAAGTGGTATGTTTCAAATTACTTTAACAATGTGTAGAAGAAATCTTTTGGCAAGATAACATATTCTCCTACGGATATTTGCTTTTTATCTCGGGCCTCTTGAGCATTCCAAAAGATAACAAGTGGTTTGTCTTTCTTCCCAACCTCATCATTTAATTTCTTAATCTGAGGAGTTTGTTGGGTAGATTTAATTTGACAATAAAACGATAAAGTGTCATTCGGATCTGCGATGTCAATTTTCATGTCATCCAATTTTTTACTCTCGCTTCTAGAAGTACATAAGTCTTCATCACCTGTAATTTCTTTTAGTTCATTTACAATTTTTCTTTCATATGCATGTCCTCGCTCTCTATTTCGCTTGCCAATACTTCGTTGCTTAATTTTGGTTGCAGAAGTAGTCTTTTGCTTGGAAGATGTATTCTTTTGCTTTTTTGACTCCATATTTCTTAATAAAATCAGAGATATCCTTGGCACCAAACTTTCTTGGAATAAAGAAATACTTGAGTTCGGGATGATTCTTTTTGATTCGTCTCATCCCTTCGATACCAGGAATATCATTATCGTATACGACAACAATTGTTTTAAATCTAGCTTTTAATCTTTCTAACTGAGCATCTGTAATAAAGAGTACTTCACTACACGGTGCAATTGCGGGAATTCCCATTTCATATAAAGCCATACAATCCTTCAGAGATTTAGTGATCACTAATAAATCACCAGATGCTTGAAGTTGTCGAGCCCCTTGAATAAGATTCTTACCCCAATTAGATAGAAACCGATACGTTCGTTTCTGAGGAAAATAAATTCTCCAAAGTTCTGTGTCACCTTTCATACCTCCATAATATCCAAACGCATATTTACGTTCATCACTGGAAGTAAGATACTGTCCATTTAAAAATACACTTTTACAAGAATGTACTTTAAACTTCTTCAGAGTCTTTTCAGAAATACCAAAAGCCTTCCACCAATCCAATTCTTGTTGTGTGAAAGGCTGATCCTCAATTTGAATCTGTGTATCAGATTTCTCTTCTATTTTTTCTTCAGTTTTACGGATTTTAACTGGAGGTCGTTTACTTGATCGTTCACGAAGTCCAAAATCTTCAGCAATAATATTAAGAGCTTGTACATAAGTACAATGATGGGTTTCCATCACCACACTTATAAAATTACCATTAAATCCTATACCAAAATCATGAAAGATCAATTCACCATTTTTGTTTCGATAGAAACTTGCAGTTGGCTTATGATCTTTTCGTAATGGACTTACTAGGAGTCCCTTTTTGATAGGGATTCCTAAGTAAGTACTCATATACGTCTCTTCACTATTCTTAGATAACAGATACTCTTTGGTAATTTTCTTTTCTGTTGACGGAATAGTGAAATCTCCCATTAGACGTCAAGATCAAAATCGTCGACTTTCTTCTCTAAGATCTTGGTTGCCTCTTCGTCGAATTCATCATCCTTCTTAGAAGCCATAGGAGTAGGCTTAGCCTCAGATTGTTTCTTCATACGATCCTCTTCCTTAGAGGTGAAGAATACATTACTTCCGATAAAGTTGGTTCGCATATAAAGCTTACCAGCTCTGTTATAGGAAGCATAGAAACCTGGGAAGGTTGGTTCATTTCGGTTATTAAGCATAAGCTTAATCTTAGTCTGAACACCGACACCGGCGTTAGTGCTTTCTACGATCAACTTACGCAGAGCATCCCAGTTAGCTGCGGTAAGTTTAACCTCACCATCGTCGATTTTCTTACCGAGTTCCGGATTAACGGCATCGATAAGATGCTTGAATAGAAGCATCATACTCTTGACGTTAGATGGATTGTTTCCATAAACGCCTGCAGTGTCCTCATAATCAGAGTCTCTTGGTTCCCACACAGTATGGGTGAAAGAACCATCTGCATTACTGAACTTGATATCCAGTACTTTAAAAGTTTTAGAAGGATCTTGTACACCCTTGATGTCACGTGCTTCACAGCCATCAAAAGTTACTTCGTGAATTTTGTTACCAGCGAGTTGCTGATGCATAGAGGCGCTTGCGCCTGCGGTTTCTGAAAAATCAAAGTTCATATTCAAACGCGTTTAATTTAAATTGTGTATCCAGTAATTGTTTAAGATCAATAGTTCTTTCCTTAACAGCCTTTTGAGTAGTAGTAAACACTACATTTCCATCCCCATGGAGAACCACTAATCCATTGATATTTTCTGCTACAAAGTTCGATCCGAACTGAGCAAGCAGATTTCGCTTCTCGCCTTTGCAGACGATTGTGTTAGATTTTGTCAATTTGTTTCCACCTTCGGAAACAAAAATAGATGGGATTAGGGTCCCATTCATGTCAATACATTGAATTTCGACCCTATCCCCAGCAGTCGCATTGATTGCAGCAATTAATTCTGCATCCAATGTTGCTTTATTTTCATCAAGAATTAATTTCATGCTTTAAGAGATTGATAAATATTATCCCAGTGGGTAACGATACCAAAGTTACCGTTATCGAGTTGAACTCGCTCAGCAAGAAGAATAGTCTTACCTGCAAGATCCTGAATTCGAGAACCAGTAAGAACTGAATTCATATCACCAAAGTTAGCCATAAGATTTCCGGATTCCGGATCTCTATAAACATAACACATGGCATCAGAATTAGCAGATAATACACTGCTCAACTTACCACCGAGGTCAAGCATCTTAACGTTAAGATCAGTACCACCTTCATTAAGCATTTTGTCCTTTACGTGACCAACAAGAATCAGATTCTCTACACCACTAAACCAGCTGAGAATTTCTTCCACAGCTTTTCTCTGCCAGAAATACACTAATACTTTATCTTTCGATAAAGGTTAGACTATATCTTTTTCGTATTTTAATTCTGAGTATATAAATCCGTTGATTTCCTTATCTAATTTATTTCTTAAATATTCTTTTTTGTATCCGTTCTGACGTTCAGCTTCGGACCGACTGTAATATTCTTGAATTAAATTAAATTGTAAATCATATTTATATACAACTCTACATTTATTATTATGTCGCATTTTTTCGACATGTTCTTTAGATTTTTTAACCCCTTTACCGTGAACTTCAGTTCGATAGTCTTTGTTCATATCATATTCTGATTCGTATAAAAACACCATGTTTTTTAAACTAGTCAATTTATGTTTACAGCATTTGGAAATATTACTAGTAGTTACATTATAAAATTGTGCAGCTTCTGTAATACTGGTAAATTTATTTATCAGATTTCCAGATTTGCAGTCAATTACAACAATGCTAATTTTTCTTGGTGCTGTAAATTTTTGAATAGAACTTTGAGACATTTTAAATTCAGTCCCAGAAATACATTTATCCGTCATATTATATCCAGATAAATAACTATCAAATTTATGGATGTAAGATTCTTCTTTTTGGAGTAATTCATGATCAGACAAATCATTACAGATTTCTAAAATGACTACTTCAAATGTATCCATTCCATATTTATTCCACGAATTTTGGAGTTTGTTTGAATGGTGAGCATTATGTTTTAAATAATAATAATGTCGACGCATTCTTAATCTAAAGTTTTTACAACTCCCGATATACCATTTACTAGTTTCAGTATTGTAAATTCCGTAGATTACCGATTCAGAATTAAAAGTTTTGTATTCATGTAATTTCATGATACAAATTTACGAAATTTCTGCACTTCCAAAAACTAAATCTATCGATAATAAAAATATCCAATAAATTTAGCAATGTACTCCTCCGCCGAGGATAGTCGTTGAACCTTCTTCTAATTTCGGAATTAGAAGCTTGGCTGCGTTTAATAGATTTCCCAATCTTCACTGATTTTACGATCCGATACGCGTTACCATATCTGCTACCACATCTATCGCTAGTGTGTGCCGTTAGTGAAGCTCTAAGGGGTTTCCCGCAATTCACAGAAAATGAGCTATTTTAGTAACCCGCGCCCATAGGTAACTTCAAGATATCCTGACCAGTTCCCATCCAATTCTTTCCAACCAATTATGTTCCACGTAATTCGCAACATTACGTGCGTTTCTCAAACTGCTTTATATTTCTATAAAGTTCAGACTATATCACAACCCTGACGGGTCCTCTGCATTTCCATCCCCATTTGCTTGAGATGTACTCTACTCCCTTTCATCTAAAGATGCGGTTTCGATAGTCGTTGAATTACTTATTAAATTTTTATGAATTTTTTGAATTTGAGTTATAAATAAATCGTATGGAAGATTGTTCTTCATTAAATTGCAATATTTACAACATGACACACAATTTTCTTTTGTATAACCTTGTAAAGAATCCAATCGATCAATTCCAATAAATTCAGAACTTCCACAATAATGGCAAGTTCCTGCTACTAATTGTTTGGCTTCTTCATCAGATAATTGAAATTCAAAATTTCGATCCTCTGCTCCTTGTTTAAGACTTTGAACTTTTGCTCGAATTTTTTTATCTAATTCATATTCTTCGCCAAACAAATTATGCATCTTTTGATATCGTAATTTATTTTTCTCGGAAGTATAATTCGGATAACAATTCTCACATGATAAAGGATTTTGAGTTTTGCTAAATCGATCATCTCGAACAACTGTAAATTTTCCACATCTGGAACACTGACATTTTACAAATGCTCGAGTTCCATCAAAATGATCAAATTCAACAAATTTTAAAACTCCTTTTTGCCTACCTTGAAGTCTTTTCTCAATTTGTTGTTTGCGATAAGCTTCTTTACATGCAGGGCAATTATGTTCATAAAATATTTCAGAACGTCTCAAACTATTCAATTTAACTTGGAAAGAAGAACCGCAAATTGAACATTTACAATTTGCAATAACATCTTTTAAGTTTTTCTTTTGAAATTCTGTAGAGTCGAATCCAGTAACGGTAACGACTCCTTTAGTTAATCCAATAAATTCATTTAAATTTCTCATAAGTAACTGCTGATTGTCCATTATTAATATAACAAATATACGATTTGTTAATTAAATATAAAAACAATTTTTACCAATAGCGAATGATTAAATCAAATTTCGTTTTGGTATGTTTTTCTTTAGGAGTTTCCAGCAATTAACAGAGTTTTACACACAAACTTTCGTTTATGCGGCCCATATATATTTAGGCGATTCGGAATAGCGCTTAGCGGCCAAATCAAGAGACATCTCCTCAAGAGCAGTTATGGTATCAATTGCCACAAACTTAAACTCATGAGGTTCATACTTATCGTTCTTCTCGCCGTTCCATACAGGAGACAATGCTCGGGCAAGTTTATATAAATCCTTATAGTTAGCTGCTTTAGTAACAAATGCGTTTTCAACATAATCAGATCCATTCTCAAGATCAATGATTAAACAACCTGGAAGTTGAGAAAGTGCGGTAGTCTTACCAGATTTTGGCAGACCAAACATAATAAGGTTCTTCGGGTTATTAGTTTTCTTTACAGTTTTAGAAGTAGGCAAAAATCCCATAGTTCAATAAATTTATAAAATTAAGCAATTATCTTAAAGTTGACACAATGGTTCATAATCTGTAATCTCAGAAGGTAATGGTAGATTTCTCCACAGATTTACCTCACCAAAGAAAGTACAGCCGACGCTTCGGTCTGCTTGACCAAATCGTTGCTTAAGAATCTGAACGAGTCTTATTCTGTCCTTTAATTGTCGGACATCATATCCTTCACATCTAGACATTTTCTCTCTAAACGGATGGAATATACCAATTACAACTTCTGCCGCATTTTCTGGTCCAGAAGAGTCACTAAGATCGTCCAATTGAAGAAGATTGAATTGTCCACCTCCTTCAGTACGTCTAGCCATACTTTTAAAGTTTCGATTTAATTGCTGAACTATTGTGATTGTAAAACTACATTTGTTTCGGAAATGAATTAAATAGTCGCACGCTGTATCAATCTCTTGTTTGGCAGTGTTACCGGCTGAAACAGACAACAACTTAATATGATCCACAAGAACAATAAGATATTGTTTAGGGTCTTTAGGAATATAATTTTCCTTAGTATAGTCGTCAGTCTTTTCTAACTCTTCGTATGTACCGAATTTTCGGCTCCATTCCTTACAAATTCCATACAATGCCTTCGCAGACACTGGTTTGTCAATTATTTCACAATGTTTTTCAAACTCTTCCAGCCATGGTTGAGATTGTAAAACAAGTTCATAGTCTTCATCAGATAGAGTACCAGTCAAAGAAAGAATTTCTTCATAAGAAATAACTTTATGAAAGATTTCATAGATATATGTACAAAGCATTTTAGCCATCAATACTTCAGCAGACATCTCAAATGAGAATATCAGGAAGTTAATCTTTAGCTCTTTATTTGCCATATACTGTTGGAACGGTTGATACACTTGAGAATATAGTGCTAAACTGGATTTACCTGAACCGGTATCACCAGCTATTACAGTTAACCATTTTCTCTGAATACCATAAGTCAGCATATCTAACTTTGGTAACCCAGTAGACAATCCTACATTAAGTCCTGCTCGGCCTCTATTGATAGAATTTAATAGGTTTTCTGTAATCATACTAATTCATTAGTATTAAATGTTCCAAAATCTTTATCTCGAAGTTCCTCGAGTAGAAGCCATCCTCTACTCTCAATAAAATCGCATATGCCACTACGGATCAAGTTGTTCTCTTTTCCGAACTCCAATAGATCCATAATATGTTTATGCTCTAGTAAATCGAATTTAATTACTTTGCCGTAAGAAAAACACATCTCATCCAGACTTTTATAAAGTTTTGTAATATTACGGAGTGAAAATTGTCTACCATCAATTGTGGTAAAAGCGGGATACGCTTGAAATAACTCCATACCTAAATCTTGAGAATGTTGTAAAAATCCTTTTACGGCGGTTTTATTGAAATCCACATCTCGTGGATTGAATACGGTTCCTTGCTCAGGAACAACGTACGATTTATTGATTATCGTTTTAGACTGCAAAGATAATAAAATTTCTCGAAGTGTGCAAGTTAATTGCCCATGATTTGTAAAAAATTTTGATAAATATTCTTCGTGTCCATCCTGAGCTAGAAATATCAACTTTATAACAAACAATTCGTCTGCGGTAAGTTGATATTTTAGCATCATGTCTATTTCTCGATCAATTGATAATTCTAAATTCATAGGTTTTGATGAAAACATCACATCAATGAGTTAAATGCTTTCGCGTCTCATTGCTTACCCTGCTTAGAATTCTTGTTAATAATAAAAGTTATTGTTAGATCTAATCACGCATAATCGTCGTGTAGTACATGTACTAACTTATTACAAGCATCTTTCATAATGAGCTGTGTAATAAAGTCTTGTTTAGGGATTTTGTGTCCCTGTAATAATCTAAATCCGAGAATCAATGCCTCGTTATCCTTAGATTTAATCATGTCAAGGATCTTAATAAGTTCCTCTTCAGAAATCTCAGGTAAGGAGTCATCAGTAATCGAATTCCAGATTAGTCGTTTTCTCTCGTCAAAATCAGAGCTAGATATATAATTATCCAGTGTGCCTATCTGAGAAAGTAGTCCGCCTCCCACATAGGGATTTTTGTAGCTGCTAGTGCTCGTAATAGTATTAGCTGAAGTATCGCAACTTCCACAAACACAAACAGCGTCAGTATCGGAATCCTCCATTGTAATTTTCTTGTTTTCTCTTATTTTTGTTTGACAGAGATCTATTTTTTAGAATTTCTTCCAGTTCATTTTCATTGATTTCAATATAGTCCATTCCTTCCATGGACTTGGCATACCAGCTTTCCTCTACTGTGCCTTGGATAATCAATGTGAACACTTCAGCTTCCTTTCCATCTTCGAATCGAATTACTCGTCCAACTCGTTGAGTTTTAGAAGTTTTAGAAGAATTGAATCCAGTGATCACCGCAAGATTAAGTCCTTTACAATCAAGACCTTCATCTGCCATTTTGGAAGTATGTAAAACACCAGTGTCAACTTTATTAAATTCATCAATGGTCATTCTGTTACTCTTTTTAGTTTTACCAGAATGAAGAACATATCCGAATCCATATTGTTCACACAGTGCTTTACTACTATTAAAAGTAACTGCTTTTTTATCAGTTCTATTTTCCAAAATGCGTTTAGCTATTTCCAACTTTTTAGGATGATTGGCAATAAACGTTTTTCTCGCTCTGAGTGCTCTATTCCAAGCAAACGCATGTGCCTTCACTTCATCGACACGACAATTAATTTTACGAGCATATACCTGTTGTTGCCAGAAATCGGTAACACAGTTCATAGCTGTTTTAAAGTCGTAATCGAAGAATGCAAAATGTTGCATGAACTCTCTATTTGCCTTATCGTATTCGGTTAAATCCACATTTAAAAGAACTTTGTATTCTTTATATGGAGATAACCATCCATTTGCTGTTGCTTCCTCTATTGTAATAGTATCACAAACTGGAGCAAATCGATCTAATACGATTTTTTCTCTACCATCCAATCGCTCATATGTTGCTGTTAAGCCTAATACAAACGTCGGATGACAATTAAGAAACATTTTAGACATGAGTTCTGCAGCAGATTTATGAATTTCATCTACAATCAGAAAGTTACAATTGAAATGGTTCTTAGCAGCTGTATTTAAAATTACAACATCAGCCAAGATACCTCGTTCATCCAATTGGTCAAGCCATTGATCCTGTAATATTTTAGTAGGAACAACAATTGTGATACTGACGTTCGGGTTCTTCGACAAGACTCGTTCCATTGCGTTGAACGCCATTCTTGTTTTTCCAAATCCAGTCGCAGCTACAATCGTTGCCCTACATTTACTCTGTTTCCAATTCTCTACTGCTTGAAGCTGTCGCTCAGTTCGATTCATAGATTCGAACTATACGGAATTTCCAGCCATAACTATTCATGATTTCTTCAAGTTGCTGCATGAAACGATTATTGCTAATCTTTTGCAGTACGTCTGAAACAATTTGAGACTCTGCATACGACGGATTTTCGATAACAGCGCCAGGAGTATCTTTAGATACTACTGTAAACTTGAGACCTCCGATACCTAATTCTTTTATGTAAGCATCATTTGCTGAAGCAGCAATTGATCCAGGCATCATTTTTATAAGTTTAGATTTCAGAGTAGTACTAGCAAGTGGATTCTGCATAAACATTTCAAACAATGGAGCATTCATTGAAATATAGCCACTTTTGATTAGTTTATACCGAATATTCAACTGTCCAGTTACATACTTCATACTTGCAGATCTTGTAGATTCTGTTGGTAATGAATATTGATTCTGCATCAAAATCTGCAGTAAATCCAAATACCGATCTGAAAGATCATAATATTGAAGCATGTCCCAACCAAGCTTAACTTGCTCATCGTCAGTACTTTTAATAGTAGCCATAAGATTAGTCCATTCTTCATCAGATGGTTTTGCACATTGAGACTGAACATGCTTCATAAGAACTAGCTCAGATATTCTATTGCCGGTCATGTGAAAATTTTCCAAATCAGAAAGGTTTCTATAGAACAATCCGAAATAAACTCCTTGCGTATAGTGCTGCTTCATAGCTTGGTGAATTCCTTCAATGGCAGTTCGATCTCCAGCATGTTTATGATTGGGTTGAGCAAATTTGGCAACACCATTCTCTATGAAAATACAGAAAATGTGGTCACTGGTATTCTGTCTCCAATTGAAATATGTAGGACTCTTATCGATTTCACTGGGGAATACAACATAGTCAGCTGTAGAAGCTTTAACCGTTCGCTTTAAGTCGCAAGTTCCGTTAGAAGCAAGACGAGACAAAAGAAGTGGAGGAAATTCACAACCTTTACTAATATATAGTTTGTCTTTTGCTTTGAGCGTTACATTAGTATTTGGTTTGAGCTTACGAATGTCTCGATATTGAAGAAGTTCATCATAACTATCCGATACCACGAATCCAGAATCCCCTTGTGGGACTCCGAAGTCGTAGACGTCGGTAAAGTCAGATGTATTAATTTGTGAAAATGTTTTAATATCCTTAATATGGATAAATGTAATCATAATACTTTGGTACGAATACTCGGGTGCATGATGAGTTTAGCAACTCGAGCACCATGAGTCTTGTTCAATCTCTTAACGAGATTATAGATAAGATCTTCAGTTAGTAGATGTTCCGGATCTTCTACGATTTCGATGATTCGGTTACATACTTTGTCAGACTCAGACTTAGGAGCGCCTGCTTTGAAAGCGAAGAACTCAATATAATTAATGAGTCGACTAGTCAGAGTCGAAGAAATATCAGCTCGGAAAATGGTCTTATCAGGAATAGTATTACCATTTTCATCACGCTTACCTTGATAAACATTATCCTTAAGTTCTCTCTGAACAGTTTTCCAATCACCATTCAAAAGACGTTCAGGAGTAATAAGCTTATCAAGCTTATTGTGGACGAAGGTCACAAACATATTGCCAACATAGTTAGTTTCATCATTGAAACAACCACGAGCAATCAGAGAAGCTAATTCAAGATCCTCGATTTTACCGAAATCCAGATTAGCAGCGGCGTTTGCAAACATCGTATAAGAACGAGCATTTACATTGCGTCCCTTCTCGAAAATCTCAGGGAACAACAATGCAAAATTAATCATTTCACCACGAATACCAGCTTGCTCACCCCAGCGAGCCCAAATGTTGGTATCGAATTCCATGTTGAAGGATACGAAACGAGTCTTCTGAGCCTCATCCAAGGATGATACAGAATATTCACCGTTATCCGGGTTAGATGATAGAATAATTTGAGTATTCTCAGGAAGCTTCCAAGAAACATACTCACCACGGCTGATCAACTCCATGGTAGCTTGCATAAACAACTGATTACCACGAGTATAATCATCCAGAAGAAGAACACATTTCTCTTCGGGATCCTTAGGAACCCAAGCCGGAACGGCATAGCTCATTCGAGGCTCACACTCAGGACACATTTCATAACCCATACGACTGAACTGGTCTACAACCTTCTCAGTTACCCATACAGAGTTACGCTCTTCGTACTTTGGATTACCGTCTTCATCATAGACGATGTCACCTTCCGAATCACGAATCGGAATAAGTGGAGAAATCATAGAATACTCCTTAACAGGAATACCTACAAGGTCACCAATCTCCTCAAGCTGAGCAAGATTGATCTTAACAAATTTAGCGCCGCGGGATGCAGCAATCTGTTCAATGATACTGGTCTTACCAATACCAGCACCACCAACAAGTTCAATAGTAATCTTAGGAAGGCCTTGTTTAGCCAACTTCTCGTTATTGTCCATCATGTAATTGAGGACTCGAGTCATCTCTTCAATATTCATATTTCTTTAATTAAGATTTTACTTTTGCGGGTATGTGTACAACTTTTCCAGGAAAATTATTGCTTTGAATTCCATTGGAAGTAATAATCCAAACCACTTCCCCATTTGGTTTGCATTGTTCTTGATCACCATAACCATCAGTAAAATACACCATCATGGTATAATCTTTACGATGTTTGTTATAATAATCAATACAGTCTAAGAAAGAAGTTCCACCTCGACCAGAGATCTTAGCTGGAGCCTTTCCATTATAATCATATTCATTAGTAATGCTCATATCAGCTTCAATGATATGAATCTTTGCACCAGCTTTATGAATATGATGAATTTCACTAAAGAATTCATAAAACTCTTCAGTACTTACAGATCCAGAAGTATCTATAGCAACGAGAATTTCATGTTTCTTTTTCTTTCGTAAACCAGGACAGTCTTCAAATCGAACTGATTCTTTGCGTCTAGTTTTCTTCTGAAGTACATCAAAGTGTGTACCTAGTAGACGTCTGAAGGCAGCCTTCCAGTTAAATACCGGAGGTTCAATTTTAAAGAGTCTGTCAATGATTTCGGTAAGTTCACCAGGGATGTTTCCTTTAGATTTTTTGACCTGTTTAGCAGTTTCTTTCATCTGAAATTCAATCTGCTTCTTAACTAACTCTTTTTGAGTGTCAGTAAGCTTACTGAATTCCTTAAAGAAATCGCTATGATCATCTAAAGTCTGTCCATCTCCGTCACCACCACCTTCCTGCTCATTTGGATCCTCTGCAAGTTTGTTATAATACCAACGAGTACCTTTTCTAGGTTCCCATTTCTTTTTCTCAACTTGAAGAGTCCAATCGGGAAGATATTTTTTATCGATATATGAATTAACCTCATAATCTGCAGCTTTATTGAATCGCTCATGATTATCATAATCTTTTGCGATTGTCAAATGCTCCAGACAAATATGAAGCAACTCATGTTTGATGATTCCGATTCTGTGATCTGGAGTTTGTTCTTTCCAGAACTTCTCATTGATACGAAGTTCCAAATTGATACCGTTTAATCCCACACAAGCCGTCGGAATACTGTCATCGAATAATTTGTTCAATCCACATGCGAAGAGCCCGTAATAGGGCTCTTGACGCATTAGGGATTTGATAGCAGCTGAAACTGTTTCCATTTAGAATAGTGATAATTGTCCATCATCAACAGCCTGAACTAACTTATTAGCTTCAGAGATATAATAAGAATAATCAATGTTATATTCAGATATAGGTTTCTCTTCAAATTGATTGAAAAGAATAGCTCCAAATCCAATATTAACACCGACCTTTTTTCCATCTTCGAATTGCTTTACAAGTGATCCAGATTGTCGACCATGGCCAACATAATACCTAGTTGTTCTAGATAATTTGTCAGAGGTTATTGTATAATCAGAATCAAAATGAGTAAATAATCCTGTGGTAGTGGAATTTAATTTCAATCTGAGACAAAAATCATAAATATCTTTGTGATTTCTAATAGTCTCATCAATGGGAACTCCATTTAAGAAATATTCCTTAACTGCCAACGGCACAATACGTGCAGATGGATCCTTGTGATACTCTTTATCGATTTCGAACGCACCTTTTGCTTTAAACTCACCATTTTCGTACACGGCGATATAATTATTTACATCGCGAAGAACAAACTTCGAATAGAAATTGTCTTCAATATACAATCCGGTTAATTGCGTCATTTCTTCCGCAACAGCTTTTGCTTTAGGAACATCTTTTCGAGGTATCAGATAGGTAATACCATCTGTATTATGCTGAATAAATTTTATTTCAGGAACTGCTTTTACTAGTTTTTCGGTCCATAATGATAAGAACATTTGACCTCCAACTGTAGTTTTCATAGTATATAATGGATCGTACAATGGAGAAGTTTCCTCTCCACTCTTTCCATAAATACCATTTGCTGCTAATTTATATCCTTCCATGATGACCATATTTCTTTCCTTCTTTGGCTTTTTCTTCTCTGCTAATCGAACAGAGACGATATCCTTGTCATAGATTTCTAGAAATTCTGGTCCGAGATGTTCTGGATATAGGCCTAATTGAATTGCAATACTTGGATATAGAGCTTTTTACTCTGATTCTTTCAAATCAGTTTGGACTATATCTTCATTAATTAACACTTTTTTCCATTTATAACCATACATTGTAGGTTTTTCACCACTACATACGGCATAAATATTATGACGTTTATAAGTTGGATTAGCAATAATAATATCATTGACGCAATTCCAAATATTAATCAAATTATCTTGTTTATCATATTGATAAATATTATATTTGGTGATTGCTTTTCTGACTTTTTCTTTCATTTGAGCTTTTAATTCAGGATGTTGTTCCCACAACTCTAGTTTATTTTTAACACCCTTCATACACCCATCATGATTTATTTTAACTTCTCCGTTTTTGTATTGTTGCTTTTTAAGATCAGATAATTTCTTTTTCTTTTCATCCGGCCATTTATGTCCGTAATTTGGATTTTTATTACTTTTACTCATCACTGATCTTAATTTTTTAGTTTCTTCGTGAACAATCATTTTTGTTTTAGAATCTAATCTCAAATTATATCCAAATTTTCGATTCAAAGCTTTATATTCTTGAATCCAATATAATTCTCTATCTTTTAACAATTGTTCATCTAATTCTAAAGTTTCAACAATAAAACATTTAAAGTTTTCATTACCATATTTATGCCAAGCTGCAATCAAATGTCTATTTTCATCCTTAGATTTTTTATCTAAATTATAGACATGTTGTTTCATTCTAACATAAATATTCTTTGCCTTTCCAATATAAACTTTATTGTTTACAATATTTTGTATACAATAAATACCACAAACATTTAATTCTTTACGTATTATTTCCATAAAATTCTAAATTTATTTATAATAATATTAAAATTTTAGGATACAAAGAACCAATGTTTAATTTTCATTAAAATGCTAATTAAGCCGCCTGTTTAGTCTCTGAACCTTTATCCTTTCGGATACTTGGCTGCTGATTATCCAATCTATTTAATTTTTACTGTAATAATTATATTTCTATATTATCTAGTATAAATAGCTCTAAGGAACTTCCAGCAATTTAAGCGGTTTTATTTGGGCCTCTAAGCTAACCCAATATCTTCATCAAGTATTGTCCAATAATCATCAGCTTCATAGACACCTGGTTGTGCGGAAGAATGAGCTCCTCCGGTACCATAATCTATTTTTATTCCGTGAAATATAACCGATTCAGAAAATTCACCTTTACTACTTCTGATTGTAGTTTTTTCAAATTTTTCTTTGAGCGCTTTAAACTCTTTCGATTCAAAATTAGCCCAAACTGGAATACAATCTTTGAGATTAATAACATCTCGATGTGTTCCACCAAGATTCTTAATATCTCTTAAAGACATCCCAGTTTTTTCTGAATACAAATTCAGAATTAACTGTTCTCCAATTTTTACGTCGGGATAATTCAAACAAGGGAGTCCGAAAGCATTCCTGATTTCACCACGCAACTTCAACTTATTCTTTCCTCTATACAAGGAATAATCAGTTTGACCTAATGTAGTTTTAAAGAACAAATACGTTGCTTCGACATCATTCTTATTATAAGATAATACTAATTTTTCATCACCTTGGGTACACCAAGCTCGGTGATCAATTGGCATTTCTTCTACATTTGGCATGTGCATACAAACTTCCAAGTCTTTCAAACTAGTTCGTCTTGCAGCATTGTCATAATGCCAAATCTTGAATAAATCAAGTTGTTTAATGAATTTGTTTCTGTCAGAAATTGCATTATACTGTTTACCATTCGATTCAGAAATTAATTCCTGAGCCTTTTGATACAGAGCTTGTGCAGCTTCCTGACCTGACTTATAAAGTAATTCTTGGCGATGGTTGAAAATATAATGTATAATCGGATAGTCAAAGTTTTCATTATTAAATCCAACTTGATAATAATCCTCTTTTTTCAATGTATTCAACCAGTCCAATAATTCTTTTAAATCATTTCTCCAATTACAGATGACAAATTGTCTCCATGTTTTAGTGCTACAATCATATCCAGTATAAGTAAATAAATTTGAAAGGGTCTCTAAGTCATAAACCTCAAATTTACTCATGCTTTCT